AGCTTCTTCCACAACGGCTACTTCTGAATATTATCGGAACATGATTAACAAGGTTGCCGATTACCTCACAGGGTTAATGAGTTATTCGCAAAGAGCAGTAACAAACTCTTTCGAGACTTTTCAAGGTATGCCTAGTTCCGTTCAGAAGTATTTAGGAATTACGTGGTCGGGGTATAAGGCTTCACAAGTTATCACGTTGCCGCACTTCGCCACGGGTGGTTTCCCTGAAGACGGAATATTTGCCGCAAACCACAATGAGCTTGTAGGAAAGTTTGATAATGGAAGAACGGCAGTAGCAAACAATATACAGATTATCGATGGCATACGCTACGGAGTCGCAGAAGGCGTTTTAAGCGCATTGCGTTCAACAGGAAGTAATTCTAGCGGTGTTACCTACGAAATGCTTTACAGGGCTGTCAGAGACGCTAACAAGGAAACTAAGCCCTCGGTTGCCCCGATTATTCTTAACGGACGTGAAGTAGGGGAAGCGGTAATCTCGTGGGTTAATGGTAGAACGGACGCAAGTGGAATATCACCCGTAAGGGCGTAAGGAGAATATATGGCTAGACCGTGGATTTGGAACGGACACATATTAAAAACCCCTAGTGAATACACGTGGAAGTTTTCGGACTTGTCAAGCGAGGAAACGGGGCGTTCATTAGATGGTACGGCGTATAAAGATATCGTTGCTCAAAAGCGCTCGTTCGATTTGGTCTGGTGGTCAGTTCCCGATCAAGGCGCGGGCATGACAACGGTACAGTTTATGTCGTGGGTTAAATCGGGAGTGTGGGGAACTTTATCGTATCCTGACCCCGCAAGCTCAACGAACATAAGCAAGACATTCTATACTGGTGATGTGACTTGCACAATGTATCAAGTCAAGGGCAACACGGCTGAATACAAATTAAGTGTTAGTTTTATTGAACAATAAGGAGAACGAATGAACGCTATTTGGCAAACAGAAGAATATAGAGACCTAATAGAGCGCAGAACAGCGTCCGTTAGCAATTATGAGCCTGTTACAAACGCTATTCAGTTAGACGGTTCTTCGGATACGACTGATTTAGTGTTTCAAGACGGGAATCAGTCGCCTGTTTTGTCTTTCGGTGGTTTGCCATTTAATCACGTGTTTGATACGAATTACAACACAAAAACTCACGTAAAATACGTAACTACAATCGGTTCTACCACTTATACGATAGACGATTCGTCGATTAAGCAATTTGATTACGAGGAAAAGTCTATTACGGGCGATCGTTTCACTTTCGGTGACTTTATTTCAAGAGTTTCTACGTTTACAACTATCGACACGGAAGGATTGTATTCTAGCGTTTCTTTCGGAGGAACAAGCGGGCATTTATATTTAGGCGTTGAAAAGACAGACGGTTCTGTATTCTGGATTGATTATGGAACGTTTTATGTTATTGATTGCAAGAAGACATATTCTACCTTGTGGCTTTCAATAAGTGATTCACGTTTATTGTTTAATAAGACAATTATTAAGGTTCATACGACTAAGACTATATTTGAAATGTGTCAAGAGGTTTGTATGCAAGCGGGAGTAACATTAGGTACAACTACTGACGAGATGCCGAACTATCCAGCTACGATTATGAATGCGTCTTCAATTACGAATAAGAGTCTTGCGCAAGTTGTTTCATACTTAGCACAGTCTATTGGCGCGTTTGCAATCATAGGCAAAGACGATAAATTATATTTTAAGTGGTATGAAGAAGTAACGCCTATTTGCTCTTTACCAGCTTCTAACATCAATGCCAACATGACAGTCGCAGATTACGAAGTAAGCGTTACAGGGCTAACGTGGATTGATATAGACGGTGTTTCTCACACAATCGGTACTACGGGATATGTTGCGAAAGTCGAAGGCAACCCTTTTGAGCTTGACCCTTTTAATATTGGCACCTTTCATTTCCCAAACTACGACGTGATTTTGAGTGAAATGTCTTTTCGGATTCTAGGAACAACATATACTCCTATTACTTTGAAGTACATAGGCAATCCTGCTATTGAAGTAGGAGATATAGTTATCGCTTCAGACGGAAGAGGGAATGCGTATTCTTTGCCTGTGACTTCAATTTATATTAGTAACCTTATGTCACAAGAGATTCGTTCGGTGGGAGAGTCACACGTTACTACTACTAACACAAATGTTTCTACTTCCGTTTCTATCGAAATGGCAAAACAAGAAGCGATAGCATATGCGAAGTACGCAGAAGTAGAAGCGGATAGAATCAAGGTTGGCGGTTCTGGTGTTCCCGGAGTTTTAAGCGTTAAGAATGCTTCTGATGTAGAGGTTATTCGACTTGATACAACAGGTATTACAATGGCCGACGGAACATCAATTATTGGTGGGAATGGAGTCAGAAGCACCCTTGTTTTCAACTCTGAGGACTTCGCGGATATCGGGTTCTGGAATGCTTTTTATGCGGAAAGCGTGTTCGACCTTCGAACACCGTCACTGGAGTATTTTATCCCGAGCAATTTCGTTGTCGAGAACGCTATTTTGTATCTTTGCCTATATCCGCAGTATTCGTATGGCGCAATGTTTGACGGGGTCGCGATAACGGAATACGGATATCCCCGGCAAGTCAAGGTATATAAGCAAACCGATCCGCGCAATAAATGTCACATTCACTATTACGCAATTGACGAGGACGTTGAACTCGGGATTGGATCAGACATAACATCCGCATGCTTTGGGGTAACGTCAATTACTCCGTCTGTACCTTCCTCGCCTCCCGAAACGGCGATAACTATCGGAACGAACTACGCCAGCGCAGACATAAAAACACAACTGACATCCGGCGCAGGAAAACTGATCTTCGTTCCGCTTGAGCCGACTTGGCCGGAAGGGGACTGGAACGCAACAGGGTTCCGCAATAGCGGACAGTTGACGGCACACCTAGTTGTTGTCGGGTATAAGAAATAAGGAGGAAAGAAAATGGCAGTAACACAGAACGAACTAATCACAGCACTGCAAACACTACTTAGCACAACGGACGTAAGACTTTTAATGAGAACGGGAACGGCGGCACAACTTGACTTGTCTAGCCTTGTTGCGGGTGAATTCGCGGTAGCTACGGACACGCAAGAAGTCTATTGTTGTTTCGGTAACGGTATCTTTAGAAATCTTGCAAGAGGAATCGTTATCAAGGGTGTTTACGCTACTCTTGGTGCATTGCAAACGGCACACCCCACGGGAACAGAAGGAGATATTTACGCGGCGGGTTCTGCTCCACAGCATCTTTATGTGTGGACGAATTCTTCGTGGACAGACATGGGCGCGTGGAACGACACAACATTGTTTGCAACGGATTCAGCGGTTGTTCACAAGACGGGAAACGAAACAATAGCAGGGGTTAAAACGTTTTCTTCTGATCCCGTATACCCGAACCCGTCGTGGATATACCTAGATCTAACGGGGAGCGGATGGACTGGAACGATCAAATATAAAAAAGTAGCCGGGGTAGTATGGGTCTTCGTATTTAGTCTTGCCCGGACTACGGTGTCCGAAGGCGTCACCGTCATAAAGACTCTGCCAGCAGGATACCGCCCCGGAGTTGGTGTATTTTTCCAGACGCGCGCGGAAAACGCACCAAGCGAGTCATATCTTCGGGTACTTCCTGACGGGGCATTAGACATGTATAGTGCAGTCGCTAATTATAATTATTTTGGCTATTATTCTTATCTTGCGGAGGGTTAATTTAATGAAAAAGAATGAAAAAGGGTTTGACATTTCACATCATCAGGACATCACGGCTAACGAAATGAAACAAGCGAAAGAAGACGGATACACTTTCGTCATTATCCGCGCAACTCACGGAACAGACTCGGTTGATAATAAGTTCTTTCAGCACTACAATGCGGCTAAAGAAGCAGGAATGAAAATCGGTGTGTATGCTTTCTACTACTATGCCGATAAAGAAAAGTCCGCGCTAGAGACGAAGAATCTTTTGCGGACGATTAAGGGAATGAAGTTTGACTTGCCCGTCTTTATTGACTTTGAGAATCGAGGAGAATACTTTAAGGGGCAACATTTAGGATTGCTTGACAATGAAGAAACGACAAATAGAGCGCTTGCGGCTATTGCTGAAATTAAGAAAGCGGGATTCGTTGCAGGAATTTATGCCGATGTGGATTGGCTAAAAAATGAAATGTATATGTCTAAAATTCCTGATGATGTAATCGTGTGGGCGGCTGATTGGCACGGAAAACTTGATTATAACGGACGTTGTGAGATTAGACAGGATTCATCTAGGGCTACTATTTCTGGAATCGGAACAGGATCGGTTGACAGAGATATCATTCTTGTTGACTTTGGCGAACAGAAAGTAGACTTGAACGGAAGTTTCGGAAAGATTGTCAATTGCCGCAATTGGTGTAACAGACGCGAACAGCCTACTGAAACTTCAAGAAAAGTCGGACAATCCGTTGCTAATACTGACTTATTTGTCAATGGAAAGAGGATTGTCAACGGCTCTACGTGGTATCACGATTCGGCGGGGTTTTGGATTAGCGGGTATTTTATTAAGCTTGATAATCCCGAAAGAGTTCCGTTTATGTAAGATTTGATTACTACAACGTTAAAATGTATAATAAAAGAAAAAATCGAGGATACAGAAATGAGCGAAACAGAGTATAGCAGGCTTGCTGACAAGTTAGACACTCTCACAGAAATTGTTTACAAGATGGACGAACGACTTAAAGACCTGCCTGAACTTACTTCTAAAGTAGCTACACATGAAACTGAAATCCTCATGAACAAACAGTCAATCAAATCGTGTAAAGAACGATGCGATTCGGTACAGAAAGAGAAAGAAAAGAAAGATGTTCCGTGGGGGAATGTCAAATCAGGCGTTATCGTAGGAATTGTCGTTGGCATTATAATGTTAGGGATAAACTTATTCGTAACATATCAACTACTCGGAGGAAAATAAGATGATTGATTGGACTGAAATTATTATAGCAATTATCGGACTTGTTATTACAGCGATTATTGTACCGTGGCTAAAAAGCAAGACTACGAATGAAAAGATGCACAAGGTTATTACTGAAGTCGGTGATGCAGTAGCTACTTCTGCTGATTATGTAGCGAAGATTTTTGTTGACGATATTAAAGCGGGCGGGAAACTTACAGACGAAGACAAGTTTAATGCGATCATGAAAGCCGTTGACGTTGCTAAGAACAACATTTCCGATGAATCTATCAAGTATATTGAGAAAAGCGGAATCGACCTAGGAATGTATCTCGAAAGCAAGATTGAAGCATATCTAAAAAACAAGTAATCACCAAAGACAAAGGGGTAGCAAATGGAAAACTTCATAAGACATTTCACCGTTGTAGGAAACACTATAACCGATTCGCGCCCTATTAAAAAAAGGCGGCAATGTTGGAGAAAACAACGTTACCTCTTTGTCTTTTACATTCTCCGAAGAATGGGATAATGCCATCGTTTCAATTGTATTCAGAACTCCTAGTTATAGGCTCCTTACACCGCAAACAGTAACAAACGGTTTAGTCGAAATACCCGTAGACGCATTAGACACAAGCGGAACTCTTCAGTTTTCTTTGATGGGCGCATTTGCTGACTCAAACAAAGTTTTAAGAACACCTACTTATGGACTTGAAGTAGAAGCAACTCTAAACATCTTAGGCGGTACTCCTTTAGCAACTTATACGAATGTTGTACTTGCTTGTCAACTCGCAACCACGGCGGCCAACACCGCCGCACAAACCGCGAACGACGCGGCGGCATTGGCAAACGAAGAAACAGCGAAATGGATAGGAGCAACCGCACAAGCTGAAACACTGGCTCCGGGCGAACTGGCGACGGCAAGTATTACAGAAGGCGAAGACGGGAAGATATTTAATTTTGGAGTTCCGCAAGGTATCCCGGGAATCAAGGGCGATAAAGGAGATAAAGGAGACACCGGAGCAACGGGGGCAACCGGAGCACAGGGGATACAAGGCATTCAGGGAATTCAGGGCGTCCCCGGAGAAGTCACAATGACACAGCTTAACACAGCAATTGGGACGCATAACACCGACGCATCGGCGCATAGCGATATCCGCAATCAAATCATGCGAAAGCTGATTTCTCGCACTATTGGCGCGGCAGAAAACGTGTCTGCTATCACGTGGACACAAGACGATGCCGGAAATGCGCTATCACTCGAAGAAGCCGAAATTCGCGTGTTTGTTCCGGCGAATAGCCTTGCAGTCGGAGCGGTAGCGTACATTGCAATGCGGCTGAACAACATGTCAGGCGCGTCTGATTACTTCCGAAACACCGGAGAAGCATATTCGTCGATAGTTCCGTTGGCAATCAGAAATTTGCTGTCAGATGTCTCGTTGCCGCTAAAAAAAATCGGTCGTAGATGGGTGTCAAACAGTTTAGGATACAACACGGACGGAACAACGCGATCACTAAATTTGCAGTGCGCGGGAACGAATTTCGAGGCCGATAAAATCACTCAAATCTATTTGTACATGATTTCTACGCCATATTTTTTCCCGGGAACGATCATTGAGATATGGGGGCGCACTGCATGAAACCAAACATTTTGATTAATGGAACCGTCCGAGAAATGACGTACGCCGAATACGCACAGTGGAAAATAGACACGACCCCGGTCGAAGTAGAGCCGGCACCTTCCATAGACGAACGCGTCGAAAAGCTCGAAGAGGCTGTATCAAATCTGATCCAGTGACACACTCGCCCTTCGTGGCTTCTTAATATTAGGCAACTTGTTCCATTTTGGAAATAGTTCAAAAAAGAAGAGGAGAATATGCAAGGAACGTTTACGATTCAAGGGCGATTGATAAGCCTTAACGAACTAATCGGCGCGGCAAACAATAATCACTACGGCGGTAACGGACTTAAAAAGAAACAAATGAAGATTGTCACGGATTCTATTCTTGCCGATGAAACCTTTAGAAAGTTGCGTTTTGAGAACAAAGTTATAGTGTTTATTGATTGCTATGAAAAAGATGAACGTAGAGACTTTGACGGAATAACTAGCGCGGCGGCAAAGATAATCCTTGACGCGTTAGTAAATTACGGAACTTTAATAGATGATTCGCGCAAGTACGTATCTCTTGCAACCTATCAAGTATTCACGGATAAGAAAAATCCTAGAATAGAAGTGACACTAAAAGAAATGTAGGTGAATAAAATGTACTCTTGACTTAGAGGATTGCGATAAGCAGTCCTTTTTTGTGTGTAAAATGCGACAAAAATTGTTTAATTCTTGTGTATTCTGTCAGTTTACGTTTGTTTGTCGTAGGTATAAGATAAGTCTATCAAATCAAAAATAAATCTTAGGAGGCAGAAAATGAGTGATAACGGTTATGCGTGGAAAATTAAGAAGTGCGGGAAAGAAATAGGATATGCTTACACGTACGACGCGGCATACGAAAAGGCGTATTTGCTTGACGAACACGGAAGAATTGCAGATTGCCCTAACTTCGGAAGAGTATCAATCATTCCCCTTGATACTGAATGCGCTAGGGAATATTTCACAAAACTAGCAACTGATTATCTTGCAGAAAGAAAGGAGAGCACAGATTACGAATGTCTTGTTAGGTTAGGTCACTGGATTGACAGAGGATTCGAACCATTTATTGATTCTTATAAGGTGATTTGGTGTGAAGACCATATCGTAGGTAATTGTTCGGTTGACGATTTCGGAATTTACACATATGAAGACTTAAATCATGCAGGATTCAAAGACTTAGAACAGTACGGACTCGACATGAATAGGGAGGAATGAAAAATGATATCATTAATTTTGCTTGCAGTTATAATAGTATTATCAATTGCTTTATGTGTTGTCTGGTTTCGTTTTGGGTTTATGGAAATAGAAAGAGATTATTATAAGTCTGTGTACGAAATTGAGTCTGATTATGCAAAAAAATTGTATAGTCAGTTTATGGATCATTTAAATAAGGAGATAAGAAAATGAGAGAAGTTGAAGCTAAAATTCTTAAAAAGTTGCACGAAATCAAACAGATTATTGACGAAAACGGAGGTTCGGAATACTTTAGCGCGTGTTATTTCAACGCAAAAAACGAACAGGAATGCGATTCAGTTTATTACTCTTTTAACAACGCTTATTTTGACGAAAGAGACGAGGACAATCCGATTCGGCATTCGTGTTATGAAGTTATCGAAAAGAAAGAAACAGAAGAAACAACGGAGGCAGAAAATGAACTTTAAGCAGATTGAAATCAGAAACTTTCAGGCGTGCAAGTCGCTTGATATCGAGTTCGGGAAACACACTTACATTGTCGGAGAAAACGGAGTAGGAAAAACAACCGTACTTGACGCTATCAAGTGGGTTCTGTTCGGTAAAGATTCTGAAAATAAAACACAGTTTGACATTCGATACACAGAAGAAGACGAAGACGGTAATGTAATCGTGAATGAGGAAGACGTATCCGTTTTGCTTACTCTTGAAGACAAAGGCGAATTAAGGGCATTCTCGCGCGTTCTAAAGGGTTCTCTAGCGTCTTGCTCTATCGACGGTGTACCCTACAAAGTATCCGATTATTCAGCGATTGTCGGAAAGTTAGTAGAGTCAGAAGAGCGATTCAAACTCTTGACTGACCCTCTATATTTCTTTACTTTGAATTGGAAAGATCAGCGAGAGCTTTTGATGAACTTCTTCCCTACACCTTCAGATGAAATCATCTTTGCATCGGGCGAGTTTTCTGAAGACTTCAAGAGCAAAATCAAGAAGCTTACCGCCGAACAGATTATTCTTTCAAATCGGGAGCTTGTAAAGACGCTCACAAAGAAGCGTTCTGAAACAGAGGGTCAGATTAAACTTCTGAATACATACATTTCTGATGATACATCTGACTTAGAGTCTTGCGAGAAGGAGCGAACAGAACTTCAGGCGAAAATCGCATCATTCAAACAGAGAATTGATTCAGCAAATGACGAAAACGAAGCAATTTCAAAGGCAAAAAGAGTCATTTCCGATAGTGATTTTGCAATTGAACAGATTAAGTTAGGAGCAGAATCGAGACGAGACAACACAATTCGTCAACTCGAATCGGAACGTCAAACGTTGAAGGCTGAAAATGCAAGACTCGCGGCTCTTTACAAGTCAATGAATGTCGTTGATACAAAGTGTCCTACATGTAAGAGAGACTATTCTGTTTCCGAAGTAGCGGCGCTCACGGAAGAAGTTAGCAAGAGCAAGCAAACTGTTGTAGAAAGCGGAAAGAAAGTCAATTATAAGATTAAAGAAGTTGAAAAGACTCTTGCAGACCCCGACTCTTTGTTTTCTTATACCGCTGCTGAAAAGGAGCGAATTGCTGAATACGAAAAGGCAAAAGAAGAACAAGCGTTATTCAAGGACGCGAAAACAATCGACATTCACGAGCTTGTAAAGGAAAGAGAAACTCTCGCAGAAAGACTTGAAGAAGTCAATAAAATTCTCTTACGCAAGGACTTGATTATGGAGAATATCGAAAAGAAGAAGAACGCAAATGCCTTGCTCTTGCAGATTATAAGTCAACTCGAAACCGCAGAAAATCTTACAAACGAAGCGCTTGACTTCATTAACGCTCGAACAAAGATTGTAGCAGATGCCGTGAATAAAAGTTTCAAAACTATCAAAATCAGCTTGACAGAGAAGCAGAAAAACGGTACTGTTGTAGATACATTCGAGATCAAGCAACACGGAGTTCCGTATTCGGCAATCAACACGGGACACAGACTTCGCATAGGTATTGAACTTATCGAGTTCTTAAAGGAAAAACTTGACATTGAAGCTCCTATTATGTTTGACGATGCGGAAAGATACGACAAGAGGCTGCTTAAATCAATTGAATGTCAGACGATTCTTGCAATGTTCAAAGACGAAACAAAGTTCACAGTAATTAAGGAGGATTAAGAAATGAAAAAATGGACGATTGAAACGGCTCTAAAAAGACTAGGATCGAAACTCGGAGAAAAGAAGTTTATTATTGTTGACGGGACTTTCACGCTCGGACAGTGTTCTGCAATGGATTATCTTGTAAACAACCACGGATATTATGCAAGAGTTGCAGGGAGGCATTAAACATGAGCACAGAGATTTCAGAAAAGGCAAAGATTTCAGCACTTTCTACATTGAACAACTATTTTCTCGGTGAGGCGGTTAAGTATTTCGCGGATAAGTCTAGCACTTCGAGTGCACTCGCTAAACAGCTAACTCTTTCGGCGGTGCTTGCAGCTGATACGGCTATTGAAAATTCAGCCGGTGCAACGTGGAACAATGTTGACATTAAGAAGTTCGGAGCAGATATATTCAGGCTTATCGGATTAGGTATAGACTTCGCAAACAAGGAGGCATATGTTGTACCTTACCGCAATCCTAAGACGGGCAAGTATGACCTGACTACACCCGTTTCAGCCGATGGACTTGTAAAACTTGCAAAGATGTATTCGATTCGGCCTATTAAAGATTTTCAGAAGTATGCCGTTAGAGAAGGAGACATTGTTAATGTTGAATACGGAGAAAACAAGTCGTGGCATTATAAGCCGATTCTGTTCAATTCAGCGAAAGTTATCGGATATTTGACCGTAATTGTATTTGAAGACGGAGACTTCGACGCAATGATTACTACGCTTGAAGAAATTGAAGCAAGACGCAAGGCAAGCAAGGCTCCTGATTCTCCGGCGTGGACAAAGTGGCCTGTTGAAATGGGACTTGCCAAAGCGACGCGCAAGCACATTAAGAGATTTGCGATTAACATTCCTTCTGACCTTGACGATGAAGACTTTACGCCTATCACAAAGGACATGGGCGAAGTTAGCGAGAAGATTCCGATTGATTATCCGACGCTTGCAGCTAAGCCCGAAGAAGAAATTGAAAAAGAACTTGATAATGTAAGCCTTGAAGGAACGCCGTTTGAGGGATAAGGAGAGAACATGATTATATTTGCTAAATTGCTTGTTATTCTTACTATAATTTTCATAGTTATTCTATTTATTTCTTCATTTACTGCAAAAGACATGAAAGACTTTAAGGTTGGGTTCGGTTCAGTCTTTGTTTACGTTCCGTATCTCGTGTTCTTACTGATGTATGTTTTGGGAGTAAAGTAATGAAAATCACTGTTTACGGCTCATCATCAAAGGGCAATTGCTCTCTTGTAAAGTTTGAAAATGGAGTATCCGCGTTTCTTGACGCGGGTATTTCCACCAAACTTATCAAAGAAAAGAAAACAGGAAAGCGCGTGTTTGTTACTCACTCGCACAAAGATCACTCTCGGTACGCAAAAGAGTTCGTAGAAAAATACGGTTGCAAGATTGTTCTTTCTAAGGGAACACAAGAAAAGCTAGGATTGAACGATGAAAATTGCGAGATAATAACCGTTCTTGATGATTTACAGCCGCATGTTGCACTTAAATGCGTTAGAGAAGCAAGAAAGAATATGCAAGATTTTTGCGCAGTTGCGATTAAAACCTATCATGACGACCCCGAACCTTGCGCTTTTGCCTTGTTTGCAGGAGATGAAACGCTTCTTTATTGCATGGATACAGGCAGAATTCCAGACACTCACAGAATGCTTTTCGATTGTATTTTTGTTGAAGCGAATCACACGCCAGAACGACTAGCTAAGAGTCTTGCTAATGAAGAAAAAGATGGTGTAATAGCAGGTAGAGTGAATTCAGGATTCGGGCATGTAGGAACGCAAGATGTTTATGATGCGTTTCAAAGCGTTTTGAAGTACAATCCCGTTATCTTACTCGGACACAGATCGGCAACAAACTTTGACGAAAAAGAGTTTTATCAGATGCCAGACGAATTTGTAAGCCGATGTACTCTTATTGAAGCCGGAAAGACATACAATACAAGTCCTTTTTGAGGTGTTTATGAAAATCAGAACAATACCCGCATATGTAAAATACTGCAAACTTCGAGACGAAGACAGTTCCGTTAATTCGAGCATGATTCATAGACTTATACGAGAGGGACAAATTCGCTCGGTTAAAATCGGAAACAGATACGTAGTTGACTCGGATACGCTTGACGCATATTTCATGAAGGCGTGTAGCATACGGTATGACGTTTTATAGACACAAGATGATAACTTTTACTGCCTTAACATTGGAGCGCCTTAAAACGAACGCCAGGGGCATTAGAATTGATTGTGAAAGGGGATTAACATGTTCGGCAAATACATGACAACCGAAGAAGTCTGTAAGTTCTTACAAATCAGCAAATGGTCTTTGACGAAATTAGTCAACGAAAAGAAAATTCCGCAACCGAAGAAGCTTTTTATCCGCAATGTGTTTGTGAAAGACGATATCTTAGAATACTTGCGTGGCAACGTTGTAATGAAGGAGGAAAAATAAAGTGGAGTTATATAAAATTACGCCAGCAGGTGAAGCATGGCTAAAAGATTTTGAAGAAAAGCTTTCTGATGGAACCGAGAAAATAATTATTTTAAGTGCGGGGCAGTGCAAGGTTTTGTACACAACACTAAGCGAAAGAAGCGAAAAAGCAAATAAGCCGCCTCGTGCCAAACGAGAAGTCTTTACCGTTCCTTCCGTTGATGAGGTCGAAGCATATTGCAACGAGCGAGATAACGGAATTAACCCGCAAGCGTTTGTTGACTTCTATGAAACTAGAGGTTGGAAAGTCGGAAAAGAGAAAATGAAAGACTGGAAGGCTGCCGTTAGAACGTGGGAAAACAACAAAAAAGAACGCGAACAGGCACAGAAACCGTCAATCGAACGCTATACTATCGCAAAGAAAGATTTCCGTTCAGGTGGAATATATGAGTCAATGTGACGTGAAGATACCGCCTCAAAGTCTGGTGGCAGAGAAGGCAATTTTAAGTCTTTGCCTTTCTAACAACAAGGTAATTGATGCGGCACTTAAAAAGATAGACGCAACCGACTTTTATCATGTTAAGAACAAGATTATGTTTGAGACTATGACTACGCTACGGAAAAGGAATGAACCTGTTGATCTTGTGACGCTCATTGACGAATTAGAGAAAAACAAAAAGATTGATGATATCGGAGGTTCAGCTTACATTTGTCAAGTAAGCGACGTCATAGCAATCTCTTCTAACGCAGACGAATACATTGAAATTGTCAAAGAAAAGAGCGAACGAAGAAAAGTTATCACTACAATGAACAAAGCTATTGAGCAAGCATATAGCGGAGAGAGCGACGCTACGTATATAGCTAAAACCGCCGTGAATGCTCTTAAAACAAACATGAGCAACAAAGACGAAACGGGTATCGTTGACATTGCTGAATACTATCCTAACGAAGACGAAAGCTATTATATACCTAGTGGATTTGAAATGATTGACAGGCTTACAGACGGATTCAGCGGGGGAATGTACACCGTCATTACAGGGAAGAGGGGTAACGGGAAGTCAACAATAGCTTCACAGATTGCACTATCTTCAATTGATGCAGGGTTTCCGGTGTGCTTCTATTCAGGCGAGTTGTCAAAGAAAATGTTTCTTGAATGGCTTTTGTGTCAGGCAGCGGGGCAAAAGAATCTTACGGAATATGTCGGGCATAACGGCGCTTCTCGATACAAGGCAAGCGAAGAAGCCGAGTGGAAAATACGAGAGTGGCTTACAGGAAAGCTTTATCTTTATGACAATAGCGTGCGCAAGTCTAGCGAGCATAACACTATCATTGACCGTTTCTCATATGCCGCCGAAGAAAAGGGTTGCAAGCTCTTTTTTGTAGACAACCTTATGTCGGCAAGATTCAAGGAAACGAACGAGAGAGACTTTTACAGAAAGCAGTCAATGTTTGCACAGGATTTACTTGAATTATCTCATGAATATAACGCGCATGTAATATTGATGGCTCACCCTAATAAGTCTGAAATAACCGATATCAACAATGGGGTTTCGGGTTCAGCCGACATTACAAATCTTGCTTCTAACGTGTTCTCAATCGAAAGACTAGAAGGAAACGTAAGACAAAGAGAGGGGGCAGATGCAATTCTCACTATTGCTAAAAACAGAGATTTAGGAACGACTGCAAAGATTAAGCTACGGTATAATATTGAAAGCCGACGATATGATAACGTTGACGCTAAAACAAAATCAGTTTACGGTTGGCAAAAAGAATTGTTCAAAAACGATTGACAAGGTCACAAACGGGTGTAAAATAAGAGTATAAATTATTAGGAGGAAACAAAATGAACAGATGGATAGGAACAGGAAGACTTGTTAAAGACCCAGAAGTAAAGGTGACAAAGAACGGCATAGCGGTATGTAGCTTCACATTCGCTTGTGACAGAAAGTTCAAGGACGAAAACGGAGAGAAAAAGGCAGACTTTATTCCTTGCGTTGCGTGGAGAAAACTTGCCGAAATCATGGGAAACAACCTTCACAAAGGCTCTAAGATTCTTATTGTCGGAAACATTCAGACACGGAACTATGAAGACAAGGAAGGTAAGAAGGTTTTTATTACCGAGTTAATTGTTGATGAAATTGAATTCTTAGAGAAACAAGCGTTCAAGGATAATGGTAAGCTCGAAGGAACGCCTACGGTTTCGGCCGATAACGGTTTTTTCCCCGTTGACGACTCCGATACATCTTTGCCGTTCGATCTGTGAGTATGATTACGAGTGAAGAAATTCCGCTAGAAGCGGACATTTATATGACAGATTCAGAAATACATGACAGATTGAGACGAATGGGAGGCGTCTCGCAAGGAAATATAGAAAAGATCGCGCAATTAAACGGAGTAACACCGTTAATGATGGCAAATCACTTAGGATTCGAAAAGCTAAAAGACGCGCCGTTGTTCAGTTTTGAAAAGGAAGAATTGTTTAAGGCATACAAAAAAGGATTAACTGACAGAGAACTTGCAGAAAAATTTGAAACCAATAGATGGCGAATAAGAGAATGGAGAAGAGAAAACAATCTTGCGAAGAACGCATACTTAGAGAGGAAAAAACCATGAGTTTTCGTTTAACCGAAGAAGAGGGAGAAGACAGAAGAGATAAAGAATATGAATATCGAAGAGAAGAAAAAGAGGAGAAATACCGAGAGACACACAAGAAGAGTTGCGAGTTTTGCGACAATGTTGCGGCCTACAAGTATAGCGGAGACTATTACTGTGAAGAGTGTTTCGAGATTTTAACACAAGATTTTAAGCAAAAACACAAATTGGAGGAAGATTAAGATGAAGGTTAGAGTAATAAACACAACATTCAGTGGGTCTGTGGGAGAAAGTATAAACGGGAAAATATTTGATGCAGAAAAGGAGGGTAGACTTTATACTATATCGGCAAGAGATTTGCACAAAATAAACCCCGACGCATTTGAAGTCGTTCACGGTAAATATCACTTTTATCCCAACGAGATTGAAGTGTTGCCTGAATCTGCACACGAGAAGTTTAAGGTTGGAGATAATGTTAGGTTCAAGAAAGAGTTTTACAAAGAAGAATATTTCAAAGGACTTACTAGGGAAAACAGAAAACAAGTGGCAGATGCCGCAAGCTTAGGAGAATTTGAAGTTTCATGGGTTTACGAATCAAGCCGAAGAGTTCGTTTTATTGACAAATTTCACAATTGTTATGACACTGATGCAAGCTTGCTTGAACTGTGCAAAGAACCCGAAGTCAAAGAGGTAAAGCGCATTGCTAAGGTCGGAGAATGGATTAAGATTGTTGATGCAAGGTATGATTCTCAAACAACAAAAGAAGATTATGTTGACGGAGATATTGTTCAGGTAGAGTCTTTGTATAACGGTGATATTGGAATTATGGTTAAAGGTAAACGGGGCAAGAGCGTTTATACAAGTCATTGCGAATACGTAGTTCTTGAAAACTATTCTCCCGAAGAAAAACCGTCTGAAACACCGAAAGAAGAACCGAAGAAGATTGCAAAAGTCGGAGATTTTATTAAGATAACATCATTTGATTTCGGTGATGAAGTTGGAACGGTTGCGGAAGTTATAGAAGTTAGAAAAACGTGTGTGAAACACAAAAGCAATAAGTCTTGCAGAGGTTACTATTATGCAAGACATTACGAATACGAAATCGTTGAACCGCCGAAGCGCAAGTGGACAGACGAAGAGATTATAAAGGCAAAGTGCTTTCTTGCAGAAGAACTTGTAAACGGCAAATGCAAATTCACTTTTGACATTAACAACAATGAAACAACTTGCTATAACTTTGAATCAAACAAAATTAAAAGTGCAAAGTGCGCATACAACGATGAGTGTAACAGATATATCGGGGCGGTTGTAGCGTATTGCAAAACAAGTGGCGTAAAGATTCCTGAATTCATTCAGCACTGACTAACAGCAATTTGACTTAGCACAGGAAAAGGGCTACAATATGATAAGCGATTCCTCCTGTCGCTAACTTCACAGGGGCGCAAGGTTTTTCTCTCGCCTTGCGCTCTATTTTTATGAATGAGGTATTTATGGCAAGAAACGATGCAAAAGCAGAATATGAGATAGAGCGAGAAGTTGAAAAACAAAAAGCACGAAGCGAAATGCTTAACGACTTTACAAGGACTATATTGGTAGGGAAAAAGAAAGCAATCATGCACCCGCTTGACCTTTCAGACGGGCTAGAGGGGTTCGGAGATTGGCTAGAGAAGACAGGTTATCAGCCTTCACTTGCGGCAATTGCGGCTTACTTAAACGTCTCTAAGGGCATCATAGCAGAGTGCAGAAAAGACCCTAAAGAATACTACTACTATGAGATTCAAGACCATTTAGGTGAGTGTATAGCAACACAAGCGATTGTGTATCAAGATGATTTAGACAACATTAAGCATGGAGTAGGAATACCGCTATTAGATCATCTTACAATTGACTTCTTGATTGACAATTATGAAAAGAAACACTTGACTCATTTTACGGAAGAAGAGCGAGAAAAAATACGGAATTGTAGTGGCTTATTTGTCGGGAAATTCCATAAGAAACTTGTCTCAAAAGGAAATATAGGTCACAAAAAGCGTTTAGTAGGTCACGAATTGCGTTTAGAGGCGTATAATAATCCGAGAAAGTACAAGAATATTTATACGGCTTGCATAACCGGAAACGTAGTAATTCGAAAGATAAAATTTGCTGATATCCTTCAATACTTCGAGCAAATTTCGGAGCTAGAATGGATTGAAAACGGACGTACTGCAAGAAATCCCGCAATGTCAATCTTCATGCTCATGAATAATTCCGGACACACGACTTGCTATCAGAATAAAACCATCACACAAACGGTTATCACGGCTTCTGAAAAAGAGATTCAAGGCTATCAAGAGCGTTTAGAAACAGTGATTCAAGAACAGTTGGCAGAAAAGTCTTCGAAATAAATTTGTAGGTCACGGATTGCGTTTATAAAGGAGTTGCTTAACCGCAATTCCTTTTTTAATTTTACATTTTCTAGGTCACAAAAAGCGTTTAGTATATAGACCGGCTCGCGAAAACATACAGAATTGCAAGCGCTTTCGCGTCATAAAATACCAGGACAACGCCTAAAACACCGGGATTTTTTGCCCTCCCAGAAGATCGCCCCGGATTTTACGCCTATAATAGAAATATAATAAGGCCGCACGAATAGCATATTGCACAAAAGAACGGCATAAAAGTTGTTGAATCTGTCAATATGCGGCAAAATAACGATATGCTAAGGTTGTGACATCAAACATCAAACGGGAGGAAATGACGGAATACAATGATTAGCGGTTACATCTTGTTGATTTTTATCTGTTTAGGACTTGCGGCGGCTGTCGCTAAAATCGGGAAAATTTGAAAGGAGTACGAAAATGAATTACAAAACGACTAAAAAAGCAGTTATGAACGGGTATAGCAACGTTATTTACACGGGTTATTGCGATCTTCAGCATCTGTTAAACTATGAATCGGTTAGCGCACATACAGAACGCGCCGAGGGATGGGGAGCGGACATCTATCATATCAGTGCCAACACGTGCATTGTCACGGGATACGCACCTTTCGGGAACATCCATCCTAGTTATGACATCGTCAAAAAGTATGATGACACGGCCGCCGAAATCATTATGCGCCGAGACAATAACGCAAACGCAAAAGAGGATTGCGAGCATCTGATTGATGCCTTTATCGCGGAGGTAACAGCATGATTGACGCAGCAACCGGATTTTACGAAACGTTATACGTACCGGAAGAAGAATTCTTCTTCCGGGATTTCGATAAGGAGGTGGCAGCATGAAAATCTACATCCCGTATTATAATAGAACATGGAAGATACAAGAAGCGGACTCCGAGACAGCACGGAAAATCGGATCTTTTAATAAATGTTGGCTGTGGTGCGGCATGATATACGGTCCTACCGCTTACACGGACGAGCAGGGAGCGCAGAACTACATTAGCAGGCGCTATAATGAGGCGCGAAAGACTGAATACAGGCCGGAGGTGTGAATTGTGAGGAGGATTTATAAAACACCGTTTGACCAATTTAATCATTGTGTCAACGTCGCAATTATTATCTTAGCTATCGTCTTTTTACCTGTAACGATATGTGTATTATCAATGTGGTTTTTCTTCAGGGCAGCAATATAAACAGCGCATAGGAGGCGCGAGAAAATGAGAGCGAGATACAGACTGCAAAGCAAGCAAACAATCGCTAGACCGAATATTTTAGGAAATCACAGTATGCCAGTATACTCTTACCGATGGATAGATTCCGTCGTTTCTGATGACTTAGAATCGCTTACGGCGATAGTCGAAAAAGGGCAGAGAATCATCGACACGCAGGAAGAAGATAAGATATGCGGCTAATCCCCGAAGCGCTAGGAGGCGCGAGAAAATGAAAGACAACATACAGTCAACAATACACGGGATTGATAAAATAATTGCGGACCTATGTTTAACCGCATTTAAAAAGGCAAACCCTCGGATAAGTAACAGCCCGAACAGGCGTAATAAGCCGTATAACATGCCACCTGACGTAATCGAGCTAATACAGGTAAAAAAGGACCTAAGTGCAGGCACCAAAACGGAGGCAGAGGCTAAATCAATAATGATGAGAATCCGCAAAAACAACCAATAAGTGGCACATAGGAGGCGCGGAATTATGAAAGAGAATTACACAAGGAACGAAATAATCGCAATCATCAATACAGAGATTATAAAATATCACGATGATATGTTTATCCCATATACGGAGGATACGAGCGAGCTAGATGCTCACAGGCGGCTTATCGCTAAAAAGTCCGTTGACGCGCTGCGAAAACTCCGCAACGAGTTTATGACCGCGGAGGATTATAACGACTAACAATATGGGTATAAAAAGAAAGAAGGTAATAACTTATGAAAAAAGTAACCGCTATCGCTATTTATAAACGCGAAGGAAAATTCTATAATTTATGTGTTTTAACCGTAAATTATAAAGGTGATATAACCACTTTGGATCAGTATCCGCGCGAGGGTATACAATCTCACAATTATAATGATTTTAGTTCAATGTATAAATCAGTTTTGAAAATAATGAAAAATAACAATTTTTATTGCGGGATGTATGAAGATTTTGGCGTTAAATGGTACGATATACAGTGGATAGATTATAACAACGCAAAATATGTAAATAAATATCCCTTGATGGCTTAAACCATGTAGGCCGCGAATAACGGCCTATTTTTATGACAATGTGAATTAGTCTGCCCGGCTTAACACCCCGGGCTTTTTTGTTGCCTAAAATCAGCCCATTGAATACGCCAGCAACATCATTTATAATCACGCGCGCGCAGATCGTAACGCACACGCATAATCATATAGACTTGCTATAATTTAGTAGTTTTGTCTATTTTTATTATTATAGCTATCTACTAGTTTATCTGTTTGTAAATGTATGTAGATAGTTAGTCAATGTATATAGATATAGTTAAACTAATGGGGTTGTAAAATGAAAGTGAGTAAAAGTTGACCCGTCGGTCAATCTATTAATGATAAACAATAACGCGCTTTTCCGTCGCTGCTTTCCGGCGATAATGATACAATGATTATATGTATTACACGATAAACAGTAGTGCATATGCGGTAGCAGTGATTCGCGGCCTGGTTGACTGCTTGAATAGATATGCAAAAACACGAATAGATATTCACGATTTGAATTAAACAAAATATATCTTATCTCTAATTTAATGTTTTGTTGCATAAACAACGCATAAACACGGCGGGCAACAATCAGCAGGCAGGCGCACAACGAAAGTAAGATCACGCCTTTGATATATGCCTTTGTAACGCGTCAGGATTCGATTTGACGCATGATCCATATACAGGAGCGTAATTCTATACCTTAATGCCTAGATAACCGGATATACACGCTCAAACGTTGCTCGATGCTGTAATTATGTGTCTTGTTTGCTAGTCTTTGCGCGTTAGCCTGTGCGCGTATGCCATTCTAAGCCACTACAATGGCCCTAAAACGCGTTAGATCATTAAAATGGTAATTCTTTGCCTCTATCAACTCCAAAACGGTTTAGAGGCATTGCAGCGCGTCACAGGCGGCAGGCGGCACTATATACCCCCGGGCTACCCTATATTTTAGCGTCCGATCTACGTGTTCAACCGTCTCTGCAACCTAAAAAAACAAACGGGGAAACCATACATAAAGTTTTACGTGTCAAGGGTTCCATCTTCAGTAACCCAAAAAATCAAACGGGCGATTCTATATAGTTTTCAAAAAAAATAATTGACATTTAAAACAGGCTCATATATCATGTAGTAGCAAGATGCGTTCTGCGGACTCGCCTGCCGTGTGTAGGAGAAGAGGGTTAAGACTTCGGAAACGGGGTCTTTTTTATATAACTCTAGGAATTAAACGGGCAATTCTCACAAAGAAGCCTTTATAAGTTTGTGCAATGTGTATATATACGTGCGAACTTAGCAGTGCTACAATAAAACAAAGACTAATCAGGAGGAAGAAGATTATGAAAGCTAAAGATTTAGAGGCTTACGAGAACTGGAAAAACAACAACCTAGATTGTTATGGAAAAGGGATTTTTCGTTATGCGGAGAGATGGGCAAATCTGATGGAGCAAGCCATTGAAAACGGAGAGCAACTGGAAGATATTGCCGAAGAGACTTCTAAAAAGGCGGATACAGACGGAATTACTGGATTTATGTATGGCGCTGCGGTTAGCATTTTATCTCGGTGTTGGGAGCACGGAGAACGCTTTAAGGCATGGCACAACAATAAATATGGTTATAGCGGTTCGGGCGTTGTAAATCCCGCAATAATCAACATAAGCGCAAAGGAGAAATAAATTATGAAACTTATATGTAACGGTAGAGAGATCCCGATTTTATCATTTAACTATCAAGATTGTACCGAGTGGAAAAGAGACGAATATACTAATGAGCTTGTGAAACCGACCAAGCGTAGGGCAACCATTTCCGCTAAGTCCGAAGTTCCTTTTAGTATTTTAGAAGGAGAAGATTTATTTAGTTTTGATTTTTTCGATTATAACATTTTGAGCTTAAGCGTTAGCTTTTGCAATTATAGGCATTCCGAAGAAGACACGGGAGAGCCAATTGAAGTTAGGGCACTTTTAGAGAAAGATTGTGAGGCGTGAAGAACATGAATAAATACTATTGGTTTTTCGGCGGAAGGTTTACTTATTTTGTGAATGTAAAAACTGGCGAGAAGAAGTTCGAATTAGAAGACGGAGATATTCTTGTTGACTGCAACGGGAGGGTAATATGATAGAAAAAAACAAAACTATAGATATGTGTGACGAATGTCTTTTATCGGAAAAGCTATACAACATATTGGCGTGTCTTTTATCGGCGTAGATCAGTGGTTATATACGGGCAAAAAGACATTTCCCAAAATTCCGGCAAAAACAAACGGGAAATTCCGATAAACATATTGCAATTGTACGGGGCGGTGGTAGAATGGATGTATAGGAGGTGTGTAAAATGGTTTTTTATAAAATTAAAATTATTCCAAACAAATTAAATCGGGTTAAAACGATGCTAGAGAATATTTCTGAGGAGATTGAAATTGCACCATACGAATATTGGAATACACTAAGCAACTTTCGCGTAGGGTGTCCAGAAGATCGTGTTGTCGATTTGGAGTGGGCGTTAGATACCTGTGATTTAATTAAGTGGTATGAAGAGTGGTGGTGAACGCGATAAACCGTTGACATTCGCGTGCGGAGTGATAGAGTGGTGATGAAAGAGAGGTTTGTATGAGTAAGATTGAATATTTCAACGAGGATGCTGTTTATTGCAAGGCGACAAATGGGGTTGTTTTTGTTGTAGACAAAGAAGACGAACAATTTGTTAAACGACACAAATGGACCTTAAGCGGTAAGTATTTGCAGTCCTATATAAATGGCAAGCGCACATGGTTGCATAGGGTACTAATCAATGCGCCTGGCGGCAAAGATGTTGACCACGTTGACATGAACGGCCTCAACAATCAGAAGCGGAATTTAAGAATTTGCTGCCGGTCTGAAAATATGCGGAATAGCGTTTCTAGGAAAAACAGTACAAGTCAATATAAGGGCGTTTGTTGGTCTTCTAACGCATGAAAATGGTTGGCCTATATAAATATAAGGCCATATCAAAGGAAATATCTTGGTTCGTTTAGGTCAGAATCGGAAGCAGCACATGCATATAATCAAGCAGCCAAGGAATACCACGGAAAATTTGTGAGGTTAAACAATGTCAAAGATGATCTATGAAAATTGCGACTGCATGGTCGGCATGGCGCGATATCCCGACAAGTATTTTGATTTGGCTATTGTTGATCCGCCGTACCGTGACGCATCCGAAAATCAACCGACAAAGGACATGAGGGCAAACGGAACATTAAGCAATTTCGGAGACAAGCCGAACGAAAACTATTTTGGTGAATTGTTCAGAGTTTCAAAGAATCAAATCATATGGGGGGCAAATAATTTTCAACTTCCTGATTATAAGGGTTTTGTAATATGGAAAAAACTTACCATTTCGGATGCCTTTACAATGTCGATGGCGGAACTTGCATATATTTCAGAGGGAATAGGAACCACTTCGAAGATATTTGAATATGCGCCTCAAGGAACGAAAGAAAATCCCCGAATTCACCCCACGCAAAAACCCGTTGCTCTGTACAAATGGCTATTGAAGAACTACGCCAAACCAAACGACAAAATACTTGATACACATGTTGGTTCTGCATCTTCTCTGATTGCCTGTTATGATATGGGATTTGATGCGGTAGGGTTTGAACTTGATCCCGACTATTACGCGGCAAGTAAGCGACGTTTAGAAGATTTTATGAGACAGCCGAAACTAGAAGAACTTGTTAATACCGAATACAACCAAACGTCATTGCTATAATGCACAACTTATTTCGTTTAATTTTGTTTAATTCGTCAATTGAAGCGTAGAATAAGAAGCATATAATTAAGAAAAAAACAGGAGGAATAAGAGTGAAAGTTTATTTAGTTGAATCTGAAGAATATGATGGAGACGTAGGAACGCCTAATCATCATGGTATTTTTTCTAGTGTAGAAGGCGCTAAAAACTATATTATATCTGAAAAGTCGGGAGTTATGTCTCGCGGGTTAAGTTGGAAAGAAAGAGAATTTACAAGCCAGTATAATTACTCTGACAAACTTATTTATTGGACGCAAGGAAAAAACCCTTATTATTATATTGAATATAACATTTACGAATTTGAGCTGCAGGAGGAATAATTATGAAATACAAACTCGGAGACATGACATTGCTAGGGGAAATTGATGATGTAGACAAATCTTTTACCACGTATTCGTATAGAATTCGTACTGATTACGGTTCAAACTGGTTCTCCGAATCAGAAATCGACGCAATCGCCATTAAGCCAAAGAGGAACATTGACCATTTGATTGAACTTATCGAATCAGAGAAGGGAGCAGATGCGGTTGCATTTATTGATGATTGCCGTCAAGCGACTTCGTGGCTGTTTTGGATTCATATGCTTGACGAGTACTCCGAACCATCTCGCTATCCCAAACTCACTCCCGAAGAACTAAAGGCGGTTAAGTGGCTTGTTGACGGAGGATATGAAACGCTGACAAAGGGCGGGTGCGATTATGTCTTGAGTAAAAGCAACGGTCTTGCGATGGCATATGTCGTTGAGGCGTCAATGCCCTTCGTTAAAGCCTTTTATGAATCTAAGTGGATCACAGAAACCCCGATCGATCTCAAAGAACTGCTTGAAGCACAGGAGGGCGTATGAACAAGCCAATTTTATTTGGCAAACCCTAAATTTGCGCAAATAAATGGAGGGAAAATATGGGTGTTTTTGATAACGAAAAACCGAAACAGATCACATACAAGTTAAGTTTTGACAACGAATTTGATGGTTCTGCGCAAGAAATTGTTATAAAATCTAGCTTTCAAGACGGAATAGGCTTCGAAGAGCTTATGAATGGTTTTAGACAGTTTGTCCTTGCGCTGGGCTATTCTGAATACACGGCTAGACACATTATTTGCGTTGGGGAAGAATATATTGAGCTATTAGGACTTTCTGAAGACGATTTTCAAATTGTAGAAACTTGACAAAAACGGTTGACAATCACAACAAAAAGACTATAATTGAAATAAGAGGGTTACCCGAAGACGTGTTATTTCTCAAAGTGTGACATAAATAGTAAGGTTGAACCCTCTTTCTACGTGCAGATAAGACAAATGGAAGTCTGTTAGTCTACATAAGCTAACGATCTAGGTTCGAATCCTAGTCTGTATGCCGAAAGAACGTTGAAATATACGTTCTTTTTTATTGTCAAATTGCACAAAAAGTTCCCTATTTATTCATGCGTTTTGTCACTTGCTTGCTGATTAGCGTTGTTTTACAATAATGACACAAGTCAATTAGGAGGGAAGAAATTATGGCTTATTTAACTACTTTTACAGATGTTGGACGTTCAAAGTTTTGCGGAGAAAAGAAGACGGAAGACTACCCAACGTATAGCGATTTGCTATCGGTTGTTCGTTTTAAACTGATGTCTAGCGAAATTGACTTTTTATGTGATCCGAGAGACGTTGAAAACCTAGAAAATGGCAATTTACACAAGGTAAACGGGATTGTAACGGTTGGGGGTGGTAGGAACATAGGAAGTTTTAATATTGAAAAGGTTACGGAGTGTGGTGAAAATGATGTTGACAATCACAACAAAAAGACTATAATTGAATCAAGAGGGCTACCTGAAGACGTGTTATTTCTCAAAGTGTGACATAAATAGTAAGGTTGAACCCTCTTTCTACGTG